GGACGTATAGGCTTTGATATCAAGAGGCGCCTTGCCCCTAAAAAGGAATAAAGAAGTCGGTACTGTGAATAGTAAATGGTTGCAAAAGAGGAAAAAGACGTTTCATCAAGTCGTCTGACATACGACCAGCGTGAAGACATGTACTTGAAGGGTAAACAAGATGCAATGAATAAAGCTCTCGGGGGTGAGAGGGTTCGCTACACGAGCGCTGGGGACTCTGAAAAGTTTGTTACATTCCTGGAAGGTCGTTTAGAGATTTGGGACGAGCTGAAGGATAAAACCTTCCATGGTACAAGGATGTACGAGAAGACTAAGGAAATCCTCGAGTCAAAAAGATTTGGGGTTGAATAGAAAATAAAGAAAATTCAGTGTGTGTACACTCGCGTAAAATTGGTACTTTGATATTACCAATTTTACGAGACAGTTTTGCTTTTCGCTTAGACATTATCTAAAATTTTAGAGGTGTTAGTCTCACTTAGGTTTAATTACCGAAAGCGACACCAGCCATACCATTCTTGATACGGAGGATATTGTAGTTCACTGCATACACTCTGTGAAGTTGGTTGCCACCCGTGGGTCCGGTGACAGTCAATTTTGCGTTATCGATACGGGAGAAGTTGAGAGTACCAGTGGGTTGCATCTTGCTCAAGTTGAGACAGAATGGCCATGTAAAGGTTGGGAGATCTTCGAGAACGTCGTCTGGGAGATCTGTACTATGCATTTCGGGAACGACTGTGTGATGATAGACATTCGATGTTTCCTCGAAAAGAGCTACACCGTTAATGTAGAGAGAGGATTTTTGAAATGTGAATTCGGTGTCCCAATCATTACCCGCTGCCTGACCAGAAACGAGGTGGAGAGACTTCACTGGATGATTGAAGTAGCTTAAATCCATTTCGGTATCTGTTTTAGAGGATGGTTGATATTGTGTTTGGGTGATGAGAAGTTCGTGTTCGTTATCTGTGAAATACTTACGCTCATCTGTGTCGAGGTAAATGTAGTTACCATAGATTTTGGGGGCAGTCACGGGGTTGAAACCGTCGCGGCACTTGATACGAATCTCTACATCGTGGTACTGGAGACCTACGAGGGGGAGTGCCTTGGTCCAATCTTCACCAAAGAAGAAGGGAATCATGAAGTGGTCACCACCGTGGTTAGATTTAATGGTATTCGTAGTCACAGTTGACGAAGCCTTAGCCGCATTATCCCGGAGGAGGGGGTTGTGAACACCTTGAATGAAGAGGGAATCAAGTTGGGTTACCTTCTGTCCACCAATCCAAAGAGCAAATTCTGTGGGGTTCGAAGCGTTATTAGAGTACAGCCCAGTAGTGTTATTGGCTATAGCGGAGATACCGGGGTTTTCGATCCAAATGTAGCTCATGAGGTCACCCTTGGAGCGGATAGGAACGACAACTTCATTATTGGAACCGAATGTACCAATGAAGTCTAAGCGTTCTGGTTTCATAGCGAAATTTGTGTATCGCTTATAGTTCTGACGGAAGAAACTGACCTGGGGGTCACCTGTGATGTATACATCCTGGGCTCCCACCGACACGAGCTCAATCAAAGCTGCTGACATTTATTAATAAATGATATTAAAAATTCGGCTCAATGTAAACATATGGTGGTATTCCAGGCACTAACCTGGGAAGCGAGGGATTCTGAAGAAGAACATTTGGTAAGTATTTTTGGTAAAACTGAGGATGGTAAATCTGTATGTGTGACTACATCATTTACTCCTTACTTCTTCATCAAACTTGACTTGAAAACCTCAAAGCAGAAGATTCAAGAGATTTACAATACGATCGATAAGAAGTGCCCTGAATGTGTACTCTGTTATTCTATGATGAAGTCGAAGGATGTTTGGGGCTTCCAAAACAATGAGGAGTTTATGTTTATGAAGGTGGACTTTGTAAATCTTCAAATGAGACGCCGGGTGGATTCGTTTCTAAAGCGACCACTCGAGCTCTCGTCTGGTTTTTTTAAAGCTAAAGTCTTCGAGTCTAACTTGGACCCCGTCCTCCGGCTGATGCATAGAACTGGAATTCAATCTACTGGGTGGTTAGAGACTGGTGATAATTGTATTCGTTCTCATTTAGCCCGTGTTGATACTGATTTGTTCTGTAATGATTGGACTACACTTAAACCTGTGGCGAGGGATGATATCGCACCATTTGTCGTAGCATCTTTTGATATAGAGTGTAACAGTTCTACTGGTAAGTTCCCAGATGCGGATGTTACAGATGATGCGTGTTTCCAAATTGCAGTGTCATTGTGTACGTTTGGTAGTGATGAACCCTATGAACGGGTGTGTTTATGTTACAAACAAACTGATGGTCCTGATACTATTAGTTTTGATACAGAAAAGGAGATGCTTGAAGCATTCCAAAAATACATCCATGAAAAGGACATTGACATTTTCACAGGTTGGAATATATTTGGTTTTGATCTTGAGTATATTTACAAGAGGGCCTTTGTCGTTGGATGTGACCCAGAATTTTTCAAAATGGGAAAACTGAAGTCCCAGGAATGTGAACTTTTAATCAAGAAATTGAGTTCGAGTGCACTTGGTGACAATCTCTTGAAACTTCTTCCAATGTCTGGGCGTTTTATATTTGATATGTTCCACGAGGTCAAGAAGGGTTACAAGTTGGATTCATACAGTCTCAATAATGTTTCAAAATTGTACATCGGGGACCAAAAGATTGATATGCCCCCAAGGGAGATGTTTGCTCGTTACCGGGAAGGTGACCCCGTAAAATTAGGTGAAGTTGCTGAGTATTGTATCAAAGATACCCTGCTGCCCCACAAGTTGATGAAGAAGATGTGCATTCTCCTAAACCTTCTGGAGATGGCCAAAGCTACATGGGTTCCAATGTGTTTCCTGGTTGAGAGGGGTCAACAGATTAAGGTGTTCAGTCAATTGACGAAAAAGGCACGGGAGCTTGGTTTCATGGTTCCAACCATCCGTTATGGTACTGTAACATCCGATCCCTATGAGGGTGCTACAGTCCTCGAGGCACAAAAGGGTGCATACTATACACCTATCACAGCCTTAGATTTTGAAGCTCTGTATCCGTCTATCATGATGGCACACAATCTGTGTTATTCATCTTGGGTTATGAATGAAAAGGAGTATGGGAACATTCCTGGAATTACCTACGAAACATTCAATGTCGGTGAAAAGACCTATAAATTTGCTCAAGATGTACCAAGTCTTTTACCGAGTATTCTTTTAGAACTCAAACAGTTTCGTAAAAAGGCCAAGAAGGATATGGCTACCGCGACGGGCTACATGAAGGAAGTATACAATGGTAAACAATTGGCTTATAAGGTTTCAATGAACTCGGTGTATGGTTTCACTGGGGCCGGGAAAGGTATTCTCCCCTGTGTACCGATTGCATCTACAACGACGTGTAAGGGTCGAATGATGATCGAAGAGACGAAAACCTACGTAGAGAAGAACTTTCCCGGTGCAAAGGTGAGGTATGGGGACACGGATTCAGTCATGGTTGAGTTCGATGTTGGTGACCGGAAGGGGGTTGAGGCTGTTGAATATAGTTGGGAAATTGGCGAACGTGCCGCAGAGGAGTGTAGTGCCCTCTTCAAAAAGCCGAACAACTTGGAGCTTGAGAAGGTGTACTGGCCTTACTTTTTGTATTCTAAAAAGCGATACGCCGCCAAGTTGTGGACCAAGGGAAAGGATGACCAGATGCATATGGACTATATTGACATCAAGGGTCTCCAGGTTGTCCGCCGCGACAACACACCTCACGTCCGCGAGGTGTGCAAAGAGTTGTTGGATGTAGTCCTCACGTCGAGCGACCCTGGTCCACCAACGGAGTTGGCTCGAGAAAGAGCTATAGAACTTCTATCTGGTGATGTTCCAAATGAAAAACTTATACTCAGCCAGGGTCTTTCGGATTCCTACAAAGTCAGTGGAAAATCAGTTTCTATCAACAGCGATGAAAGTGTGGGGATTAATCAGGCTCATGTCCAAGTGGTTGTAAAAATGCGAGAACGTAAACCCGGTTCAGAGCCCCAATCTGGTGACCGTGTTCCCTATCTCCTCACTAATACAGGTGATCGGAAGGCCAAAGCATTTGAAAAGTCTGAGGATCCCAAGTTTGTGGAGGAGAATAACATACCGGTAGATTATCATTACTACTTTGAAAATAAATTTTTGAATCCGGTGTGTGATCTTCTAGACCCCTTGTTCGAAAACACTAAACAGGAAATTTTCGGTGAAATCATTGACCAACACAAACCCCCGAAGAAAAAGAGAGAACCTGCATTGAGTACAATGAAAAAGGACCAACTCGTAGAGGAATGTAAACGATTAGGTTTAGATGAGACGGGTAAACTTGTCGACCTGAGGGGAAGATTGAAGGAGGCGAGGTTAAAGAGGGATGAAAGTATTGAAGACATATTTAAAAACTATGCACAATCTAATATATAGGATGAATATACAAGATAGATTAATTGAACTTATTGATGAAGATTTGAATCAAAGATTGAACTTGATAATGAATGATTATGTCACAATAATTTCTAAAAAACATGGCATTCCCATGGAACTACTTTTAAGAGACGTACCCAAGACAAGTTCTATATCTCTTTGTAGGGGTACAAAGTCCAATGGACAGAGGTGTACGAGAAAGGGAGCCAATAATGGATATTGTGGACATCATGCACACCAAGGAGAACGTATTAAACAACGATTGTTACCGAGTTCAAACATACATACACATGGCCCTGAGAAAATGTTCGTTAGGGGGTGTCCAGGGTGTCAGTCTCCAAACGAACTTATAGATTTGGATTGTATATTAAATAATGAGCAAATCTGATATTCTACTATCATCCATAAATACATTTTACACCGACGAAAAGAATAAAACTAAACTTTTAAATATTCTCGATAAAACATCTGGTATATCACTCCGAAATTTGGAGTGGTTTATCACCAACTATTCAAAAAAAAATAACACTTCCTATACAACCAAAGATGGAAAGTTCTTCACTGTCCACTGTGCATATAAATCCAGTCTCGATGGATACAGTAAAAAACTATTCGACCCGTTTTGCAGATCCCAAAAGTTCGGGTACACCGTTCCCGGAACATCTCATGAAATTCAAACGACTTTGGCACAGTTAAATTTCATCAAATGGTGTATCAAGAATAATATTATAGACTATATCAGTGACAATCGTTCCTTCCTATTTAATAAGCAATTGACATGAATCCACCTTCAAATGTGAACGTCTGATATCCCGTATAGTACATATGTAGAGAATATGTCTTTGTAGCTATATCAACTAGAGAACCTGGTGATGTATTTAGGGTCACCTCTATATTTGTTTTATCTGACTGTATTTGACTAAAGTCCAAGTTCCCCGATGGTTCCACATTAACCGGATTCATCGAGAAGCTATACGTGTAGATATTTCTATACGGTCTCGCCAATCTATTTTTACTTGGTATCAGATACTTGTAGTAATTATGATTTGTATTTGAAACATTGGGTAATTTTTTTCCATTGATGTAGAAACTTGCACTCTCCATAATTGGGTTAAAAAATGTTTGTAATTGATCGAAATTTACATTGGAAGAAAGGTTAAATCTATTTTGACTGTAGTAGTTTTCTTCAGGGTCTCCCAAAGGTACACCCACAGATATATTTTCATTTTCAAAATCTGTGTTCCTCAAAAACCAGTGAATACACTTTACGGGAATATTTGGAACTAGGTTGTTTTTAATGATGTTCGTATTAAGTTCACTCACCTCTGTAGGATGTTTTCTTACCAAATCTGTGACTAGTGTATGTTTTCCATTTTTTAAATAAAGTCTTTCTTCCGCACTTACAGTAATTTCTTCGGTTATCAAATTGAACGAACTCAATTGCAGGGTGTCTGTTGTTTCTGTGAAGAATGTTTGTTCATGAAACTCTAATTCAAATTCAATTTTTTGGCGAAATGCTGCACATACCGGGAAGTATGGGCGATTTGGTTTATTTGAGGAATATTCATCACTGGCATATTTCCTCGAAAAGAAAAAGTGGAGGGGTATAACTAAATCTGAATTAGAACGAGCGATAGTGGCATTTTGTGTAGATTCGTCATATCCTAAACCTCTATTTACAAGAAATCTATTGGCTACCTTTTCAGACATCTCTAAGTACAACTCATCATATATGATTCCCCAATCATCGTGAATCTTTTCAACCTCGATGTCATCCACAAACATTGTGACACTTTTGAGTAAATGTCTACCCAATTGGTCCGCATAGTTTCCATCTGTGATACCGGGCATGGTCACACTCAACCACATATTACTCAAGAGGTCCCCCATATTGGTTGGACTAAATTGAACTTTAATAGTCTGTCCGAATGGCCAATTACCAATTTGTCCAGGATTTAAAACATCTTTAACTCTATGGTACTTCCGAAACTCTGAGTGTTGTTTGGGTGATGTATAATTAAAGAAGGAGTCTTCTGGGTCTTTGGAAAGTAGGTACGTATCCTGCTTTCCAATAGCTTTTAGGGAAATCTTAGCGGCTTCACCCATGCTTACTATTGTTTATATATTTTTAATATCCATTTTCCACATTGTGAGGTGACTGGTTTTCATTATACGCTCCAAATCTTCGTTCGCGTCTTTAGCCTCCTTGAGGAGGGAGGCCACAGACTCCTCGGTATACTGCACCGTCTTGATGTTGAGGAGGTAGTCGTAGTTTCCCTCAATTTTTGGGAACGTTTGGGACATCTCAGCCTCCAAGTCCTTCTTCTTTTTCTTGAACACCACAAGGTCCCCTTCTATGACCATGGAGACAAACTTCGACTTGTGGCTACACATCGCAGCTTTCTTCTGTAACACATCTACAAGGTGTGCTTTTCGCTTCTTGTAGTGTTCCAAACGGAGTTCCACAAAGTCTTTGAGAATCTCTTCAGCATTCGCATACTTGTGGATGCCCCGAGTTGGGTGGAAGAGGTGCATGTTCGATGTGTGGAATGTCTTCTTCATCTTGAGGTCCTTCACCAAGTCCTTCCCAGTGTAGCCAAAAATCTCAAAATCCACATCCTCCGTGGTGCTGTTGTTCGTGTAGCTGTTGATCATCTTCTTTTCCACAAGTGTGTCCAGGTACTCCTTATAGTCCTGGGTCCACCTCCCGGGTGGAAGCTCAGTGACTTTGAGTCTGGAACCGGTGTCCCTGTAAATACCCTCTGTGATCCATAGACCGGCGTCATCCTTGTAGACCCGTCCCTTGAAACCCCTAAACCATGGTTTCATCTCGATAAGGTCTTCACCTTCCAAAGTTCTCTTGATGTTCTCCTTGATATCTTCGGGGTTGAATGGAGGTACGTAGCAACTGAAACCCGTACCGATACCCTCCGTTCCATTCACCAGAACCATAGGTAAGGTGGGCATGTAAAAGTCTGGTTCGATGGGGCGTCCATCATCGTCGAGGTAGTTGAGAACTGCATCATCCTTGGGATCGAAGAGTTTCCGGGCCTCTTTGGTCAACTTGGTGAAGATGTACCTCGTCTGGGATGCATCCTTCCCACCCATCAACCTGGTTCCGAACTGACCACATGGTTCGAGGAGGTTGATGTTGTTGGATCCAGTGTAGTCGTTCGCCAACTTGACGATTGTATCTGCGAGGGAGACTTCACCGTGGTGGTAGGCACTCTTTTCAGCCACATAGGCTGCCAATTGTGCCACCTTCATCTCATCCTTGAGGTTCTTCTGGAAACAGGAATACATAACCTTCCGCTGAGAGGGTTTGAGACCATCTGCCACGTGGGCGATTGATCGCTTCAGGTCTGCGAGACTGAAGTTCACCAGATCCTTGTGAACAAAGTCTGTGATGTCAAGTTGCTTCACATTCCCATAGGGAACCTCAAGTTCCGAAGCCTCCTTGGCTGTGCTGTCTAGGAGCCAGGTCTTCCGTGAATCAGCCATCTTCTTGTCAAATGCGAGAATGATCGACGTGTCAGTCATCACATCCATGTCAAACTTGACTGTGAGATCCTGAATCTTCTTGAAGTATTCCCTCGCTTCCGCAGATGTTGAGGTACCCAAACCCTTGTAGTACTTGATTTTCCACCCAGCCTTTCCAGAACCATACCAGGTTCGGAAAGCCGAGTCAGTATAAAAGGACATAGACTCCGAACCCTTCGTAGCCTTGATGATTGGGGTCACCATAGAAACGACAAATCCCAACTTGAGGAGACTCGGCCAGAAGTAGTGGATCATGTTTAGGATGAGACCCTTGATATGGGACCCGTCATTATCTGCATCCGTCATGATCATGAGCCTCCCGTAGCGGAGTTCGGAGACATCTTTGTAGTCCTTACCCTGTTGGAGACCCAAAATCTTCTTGAGATCGTTGAACTCCTGGTTAGATGAGAGTTGAGCCACTGAGACATCCCTCACATTCTTACATTTCCCACGGAGGGGGAAGACACCGTAGTGATCCCTCCCAACCACCGAGAGACCTGCGACCGCCAGGGTCTTAGCCGAATCACCCTCTGTCACGATGAGTGTACACTTTCCCGACTGTGCGGTACCAGCCTTGTTCGCGTCGTCCAACTTGGGGATCCCCGTAATCTTAGACTTCCGGGCACCGTCAGACTTTTTGAGTTCCTTCATCTCCTTAAACTTCGAGAGTGCCAGAAGTTCATCTTGAATTCCAGTTTTTAGGGCATTCTTGATGAAGTTCTTCGGGGGATCAAACTTCGAGCCAAAGTCTTGGGACTTTGAGGTGCATTCAGACTTGACCTGACTCGAGAACGTTGGGTTCTCTAGGGTCGCCTTGACGAAGA